GTCTGAGGGGTGATGACATCAACGTATCCGGTTCGGCTTTCATAGGTAGTTGGGTTTTCAAGGAAGCAGAAATCAATGCTTTTATCGACTTAGTCCGAGAGTTCTTCAAGTGTGACGGTGATATGGCTGCTGCTTTCGACGCTCTGTCTGAACATTGTGTCGTCTTCGCACGTACCGCCACCATCGACGCTGCGGACATAACCACACGTACCGACAATCAGTTGTGGGATGATATGATGCAAAGCTACAACCGTGATGTCGTCGTGACTCTCAATGATAATACCCAAAACATGATGGTGATTGATGGCTACTGGCAGAGGATGCGGGCCGACGGACGTTCTGTTTCCTCGTGGATCAACCCTGAAACGATGGTCAAGCCGGTGGCAGATTTAAGAATGATTGCTGCTGTACTGGTCGGTTTCTATGATGTTGAGACCAAGCAAGATGTCGACACCATCATTTATAAAGATCTTCTGAGAGGCACAGTTGCTAAGTCCGCTCTCATGTGCCAGTTGCAAACTCTGAAGTTGGTGATTTCGGATGCAACATTCGAGGCCATGAGTCTACCTCCCGCTCTACTAATGGGGACTACGTCCAGAAGGTTTTGCCGTCTGGACAAAACGTTCGCCGGCGATGCAGTTGAGGCAGAGAGAATGGAACTTCAGAAACAATTCAAAGCAACGGCCGCTCAACTGTTCTCCAGGGTGGAGAGAAACATCTTCGTAACCGGTGTGTTTGCGATGGAGCATGCTAAGATGAGAGAATTATACGCAGCTATACCGTCTGTTCAGATGTTTGCCGAGTACTACAAACTGTCACCTGAGCCGGTCCCATCCACAATGAGACGATATGCCGATGGTACACTTCTCTTTTATCAGTGTTCACCGATCGGTGGCTGGGACGCAATTCAGAATGCCTATCAAAACACGAGACCTTTTGACAGGATGTCTGACTACGGTGTTCTCACAGGATACTCACCTATTCGTCCTTACGGTGCAGAGGTACTCCCTTTGATATCCACCGGCATGCTGTCTGGTAGTGTACACCGCTACTACGGTCGCGAGATCCCTAAGTTGGATCTCTGGGCAGGCGGTTCTCCTCTCCCTTGGTGCGATCTCCTCAGAACTCTGTCTGTGAGTAAGACTGGTAGGTTGGGTGTCGTCATTGCGCCTACTATTTCTAACGCCGCGGGAAAAGGTCACAACGACCCTGGAGATTACAGGATGGGCGACTCTACAGAACGTTTCGTCACGGAGCAAATGATGAACGTTCTATCTGAGCTAGGGGTTGATTCGTATCAGATTTGCACCTATAATGATAGATTTATCGTCATGGGGGACAACTCTGACAGCGGCAGGCCGGCTATTGATCACGCCACTAGGCTTTTGCCCTCACCTCGCGGTAGCGTCGACCCACCTATCTCCCCTAATAACGCATTCGCCAGGCTGAGCATGTACGCACGAAGACCTCCTGCTATAGACAGCACACTAGCCTGGCTTTACTTCTGTATTGACCTCGATGATGCTCGCAACCTTCGCGGTCTGCTTGAGCAGCACGTCCGTAGGGCAATTGGCTTCCAGTACGAGAATTCTCTCAGCTACGTCAATTCAACGACTAACGACGCACTCGACGTACAGTGGTTCAATCCAGCTGAAAAACCGAAAGATATCGGTGGTCCCAGGGCTGCTAACTCTTCTAAGGACATTGACAGCATTATCAAACAAGTTGAACCTCCACCTATGCCCCCGGTGGTCGTGGATACCAAATCTTCCAACGATGCAGAAACTGACGCTGATACAAAAGAAAGTACTTAAGGTCGGGGCCGGACGGCTTGGTATCAACGCTTCAGAGCTAGAGCAAGCGGTGGAAGATGCGGCCGCCGGTAGGACTTCGGACGCTCTATCATCATTAAAGATCGGGTTCACGGCTTTCAAGTCAAAGCCTACTTTGGCAGGATACTTCCCTCCTCTAAGCTTCGATCCTGAGATCACAGAGGCCTGGTCTTTGGGATGGTCTTCCTCAAGGCAAAGAAATGCCTCTCGCTTTGACGGTCGCGATATCAGCGCTTTTAATTCCGCCCTGTGGTACCGTTTCGTCCCACTGATGGTAAGGCTGCCCGCCAGGCTGGTTTTGAACATTTTTCTGGCAGATTTGTCACATACAGGAGGTACAGGCGAACTCATCACCAGTTATCATTCTTGGGGAATGTTGACGTCGGAAGATGACTTCGTAGACACTGGTAAGTACTTGTCTAATGCGGCAAAATTGGGTGCCAGCTGGCTAGATGAGCCGAACTGGTACAAGGAGTGTGCTACCCTGGTCGGCTGTCGGTATCCGGATGAAAATACTGACGCTAGGGTCTCTGATCTGATCAGGGAGGAGGCATCTATTGAGCAGACCCCTCACCCAGACGCTTTCGAGGCTTACAAACAAATCGCTGCCAACCAGAAATTTACTTTATCAACCAGGATTGAGAAGTTCGACTCTTACGTAAAAAATATGTCATGGCAGACCGACGGTTCAGCCACCGCTACTGGTATCGACCCGCTCACGTACGAGTTTGAGGGCAAGAAGTTCAAACTCCGGCTCACTAAATCTTTGATACCATACGCCACCACTTTTCAGCACGTTCTCGATTCTGTAAAGAACTTGTCTACAGAGACTGCTGTCATAGTCAAGGCTATCCTCAAGCTGGGCGAAACTTCTAAAGATAGGGTCATCTACCCTTACCCCTTGACGCCCACGATTATCAAATCGTATCTTTTGGCCCATCTGGCTGAAAGTTCTAACTATCCTCTTGACGGCAGGCATCCGGAAAATAGAACATGGAATACTTCCTTGGGCTCTAAGGGGTGGGAAGAGATAATCAGACATGCCAGAACCCTGTCTGTAGTAGCTCCCGATATTGCAGCCTTGGCCGCTGAGAAGGCTACGCATGTCTACCAGCTCATGCACGCCATCACGCCCTACCGGCTGGAGTCTGTAACAGTTTCCGTCTCAGGTAAAGCGGTGGTCGTACTGGCTTCGGATGTCAAGGGTTTCGACAAACAGATAGGAGATACTTACACTACTGAGTTTTGGGATAGTGTCCGTGAGGTGGTGCCCGGCCAGGTGCTAGATTCTGTAATCGCTAACCGCACAGGCCAACCTTTTGACGAGTACCTCCTACCGCCGGATAGGTCTGTATCGTACGACAACTCTTTTGCGAGAAAAGAACTTGAATCTGACTCTCGTTTCTCGAGACTGATAGTACGCAACCGTCCGCACCTGGTCAGAAACAGGCGGTACCTAACTTCTGGTACTCTGGAAACATCCAAGGTTGGAAACCGCGTCTCTTACTGTGTGTGCAGAGGTGCAGCAGAGACCTTGGTACGTATAAGCCCAGGGTCTGTCGAGATGTTCGACGTCCGCGGAGACGACCAGCTGGCGGCTTTTAGGGGTAAAAATTCTAACCATGCTCGCTTGCTTGCGAGGCTATGGTGGGTTTACACCTCGGCTTTCCTCGAATATTCTCCTGACAAGAGTAGAATTACCGACGAAGGCTTAGGCGCTACTGAGTTTCTCAGGATTGAGTACGGTCGGGAGGGGGCGAAAGGATATTTGAATAGAAGCCTCGTATGGATCGGTGAGGCTCGTCCTTTCTCAGAAGAGAGCGGTTACGCAGTCTGTCCTAAGGCTGTGTCTGCGTTGGAGAACTGTGCTACCTCCGAGCGACGGGGGGCGAAGCCCGCTCTGCGCCGCTTTCTGTATTTTAACGCCATCAGAGCGCTCGCTTCAAGAGGTTTTGCGGCAGAGATCTTGCATGTGCCGAGATCTGTGGGTGGTGCGGGAGTGATGCCCCCTCGTCCCGGTTCAGTAAAACTTGAGCCGGTAGGGACTTTCGCACCTCTTAGCCCTTCTGCTTGGTCATCCGATCTTGTGATGAACCGTTTCTCTAGGTTTGGTCTCTCACAGGCTGAAGCTGTTTCTATTTCAGCTTCAGCCTTGAATGCGACTGTGAGAGCGGATGTGTCTAAGATCAGGGCAGTATACCAGCCTGAAAGCAGGGTGGTCTTGCAATTTCCTGAGCGGGTACCTACCTCTATTCTAACAAGTGTCGCCCCTGACCCAACCTTTGGCAAAATGCCACAACTGGCCGAGATCTTCGAAAAGACCGTCTCAGTCGCCAGAGTCAGGGAGGTAAAAACTATGAATTTACTAACCAAGCAGACAGCAGGCATGATCAGAGCCGTCGAGAGAAAATATCATTTTCCTCGCCGACTTGCTGTAGACTGGTTGTCGGGAAAGATATCCGGTTATACCGGTTCTCTACACCCCGAACTAACTTTCATCTGTTCTCGGATGGTCGCCTGCTATCTAACTATCAACTACGCTAGACGGTTATGGGATGCCCGTTCTAGTTATCTCTTCATCTCGTCTATGATGTCTACTTGTGCAATGGCTTTGCAAAGGCAGATGTCTCTGACCCATTCCTGGTAAGAACTAACACCTGAAGACCTCGGCAGCAGGGGGTCTTCTTGTACTGAACTGCGGAGTGTAGCCTTCCACGATGGGAGAATTTTATC